ACTTGGGATCTTTTAGTTTCAACTTATAGAAATGACATTGAAATTAGGCATTTTCCTTGTCGTTTAAACTTTGATGGTACATCAGGTATTGCAATCGGTGGATCAGCACTTGGTAGCATTCAGGATCTAGTGTTGTGTGGACCTGGTTTTGCTGATGGTGTGTCAGGAGGAACAGCACCAACAGATTCATCGGTTGGGTTGAGCATTCAAGATTCAGGATCTCTAAACTCATCAACCAACCTTTGTGTTGTTGGGTTTGAAAATGGAATCGTATCTAAAACGAACTCGAATGCCGACATATCTGGTTCGGTTGTGAGTGGGTGCTATAGAGGTATAGTGGTAGAAGATAGTAGTAACATCATAGCAACATCTTCAACAGTTTCTGGATGTAGTACCGGATTTGTTGTTAAAGAATCAAGCACCATTGATGCAGATAATGCAATTTCTGCTGCTAATTTTGACACTGGGGTATATATTCAAAAGAACTCATATGGAAACTTCCGAAGATCTTTGTCGTGTTTTAATGGTGGACATGGATTTTTAGTTTCTGATAGTTCTACTGGTAAGTTCCACAACCACTACAACGATGATGTTTCTACTTGGGTGGGTGCAGGTGGTACTGCAACAATTGAAGATGAAAGATATGGATGGTCAAACAGATCCGGTTCATTTTCATTCCGAAATGGTATGAATGGATTTTACATCAAAGACAACTCCAATGCTGATCTTAGTCATAGTAGATCGTCATATAACGGACATTCTGGTATTAAAATAACCAATGCGTCCAATATTACTGGATCATATTTGTCATCATATAGAAACGGAACACAATCGGCAACAGAAGGTCCGAAAGGCATTTATGCTGAAAGATATTCTAGTGGTGATATAAATTTCAGTCGAAGTGTTGGTAACACGGGAGCCGGATACCAAACAGATAAAGGTTCATATGTTGATGCCAATTATAGTGCTTCTAGATATAACAACGAAGACGGATATAATGCAACAAGAGATTCTACCATTGGTGTACACGGAGCAACAGCAGAAAATGAACCGGCTGGTGTAACAGGGTTCCATGCAGATTTAGATTCCCAAATTTATGCAGACACCCAAACATCTGGAACAACACATGAAAGTAATGGGAGCAACGTGAGGTACGAATAAAATATGAGTTTTCATCATTATGCAGACGGTACAATTGAAATCCAAGGGCAAAAATTCGATCTTGAATTGTTTTTAGAGGTCGAACCAGAATATGCATTACCCGAAGGTGTAGTTGCACAAGAATACAAACCCAACAAACACCATATCTTATATACAGGGGAAAATCAAATTAGTGGTATTATGCCTTGGAAAGAGGGAAACAGATATATCAACAGATTACATGATTTGATTTTACTAAAGAAAACAAACAAGCAGGATGAAAATTATACATTATCTGTCCCAAGCAACCCACCAAAAGAAGAATTAGATCCAAATGCTTATACAGTTCATGAACTTGTGATGACAATGTGGGAGCATATTTTTGGTGGTATAGATAATACAGATAAAGCAAAGGAATTGTCTAGAAAGATTGGAGTACAAAATGAAACTAACCTATGAACAACTATATCGTGCTTATCCTACATTCAAACATTTACTAAAAGAGCCTCTTCCTATCCAAACAACCCTTCGATTCAAATCGCTATTGGAAGACATCAATCCACACCTCAAACAAATCGAAAGAATACAAACAGAATTGATTGAAAAGTATAGTACAGAGACTTCTGAGGGTGTTTTTGAGATGTCAAACGACAATAAGCAAAAATTCATTCTAGAACTACAACAATCTCTAACACCTGAAATTATTGTCAAGTGGGATAAAATTAAATTGAGTGAGTTGGGACTAGATGTCAAAATATCTGCATCGGGACTCAAGGATATTGAATGCTTATTGGAAGATTATGAGGTAGAGGCTGTTATCTAACCTCTTGTCTTATACATATAGAGACAAAGAGGAGAGACGTTCCATATGGCTATACCATCATCAAGACAACAACTCAAAGACTATGCTCTTCGCCGTCTTGGTAGCCCTGTAATCGATATCAATGTGGATGACTCTCAACTTGAGGATCGATTAGATGATGCACTTCAGTTTTTTGCAGACTATCATTATGACGGGGCAGAGAAACTTTATCTGACACATGCTGTTACGCAGGACGATATAGATAATGGTTATATCGATTTATCAAATGTAGATGATTCGGTTTTAAGCATAACGAACCTCTTCACATTCTCAAACAGATCAAGCAACATGTTTGATATGCAGTATCAAATGGCTCTAAATGATTGGTATGGGTGGCATAGTGGAGGAACAATGACTAACTATGCAATGGTACGTCAAAATATGGCACTAATCCAGCAGATGCTTGATCCAGCAAAGTCGTTCCGATTTACACGAACAACAATGCGTTTATACCTTGATATGAAATGGGACGATGAAGTAGATGTTGGTGATTATTTAACTATGGAAGCGTGGGCCGCTATTGATCCAGAAACCTTTACAAAAGTATTTGATGATAGACTACTAAAACAATATGTTACCGCCCTATTTAAAAAACAATGGGGTTCAAATTTATCAAAATTTGAGAGTATTCAGTTGCCCGGTGGTGTATCATTCAATGGGCAACAGTTGTTTGATCAAGCACAGGATGAAATTTTAAAAATTGAAGAAGAAATTCAAGTAAAGTTTGAAGAACCACCTGGCTTTATTGTAGGGTAATAAATGGCACGAAATTCATATTTCAAGCATACTAGCAACGAGCAAAAGATCGTTGAAGATCTTACCATAGAATCAATCAAGATTCACGGTCAAGATATGGTATACATCCCTCGAACTATTGTCAATAAGGATGAAATATTTGGGGAGGACACTATCAGTAAATTTGAAGGTGGTACTCAAATCGAGATGTATATTGAAAGCGTTGATGGGTTTGAGGGAGATGGGGATTTCATTTCAAAATTTGGATTAGAAGTTCGAGATTCGATAAGTCTTGTTGTATCAAAAAAACGATTCGAGCAAGAATTATCAATGGACAGACCACTCGAAGGCGATCTGATATACTTTCCTCTATCAAAGGGGTTATTCGAGATCAAGTTTGTCGAGCATCAAAATCCATTTTATCAACTTGGAAAACTCTATACCTATCAACTCTCATGTGAACTCTTCCAGTATAGTCAAGAAGACATGGAAACTGGTTGGTCAGACGTAGATGCAGTAGAAACTACCAATCAAGAAACTGCTATTGATTTAGTATTCTCGGATTCAACCGGAACATTTGTTGTTGGTGAATCCGCAACAACTGCTGGTGGTTTTTCTTCTAAGGTAGTATTGTGGACTTCCTCTACCAAGACATTACGAGTACACGGTGTGTCCGGTTCAATTAGTGGATCTGATATTGTTACTGGATCTGATTCGGGTGCAACTGGAACATTCTCTACGCAATCAGACACCACTGAAATCATTGCACCAGACCCATTCGATATGAGTGATGACTTCCAAGTCACCGCAGATGACCTCTTCGACTTCACCGACATTGATCCTTTCAGTGATGGGGAATATTGATGTTTCAACACTTCGACAACAAATCAATCAGAAATTTAGTGGTGGCTTTTGGTTCACTCTTTAACAACTGCTATGTGAAACGATACAATGCAGACGGAACAGAGAAAGAGACAATCCGAGTACCTCTCGCTTATGGAAATAAGGAGAAGTATCTTCGACGTATTGATGAAGGAGGCTCTATTACTACAGCCGATGGAAGTCAAGTTGCTTTAGTTCTCCCTCGAATGAGTTTTGATATTGAATCAATCGACTACGATTCAATCAGAAAACGAGGAACAATGGAGAGGTATGCACGACAAGATCCAGATTCCGACAGTTCGATGAAATACTCATATGCAGAAGTACCATACAACGTAAATTTCAATCTATACATAATGGCTAAATTTATGGATGACGGTCTTCAAATCATGGAGCAAATACTCCCTTACTTTACACCTGAATTTACAGTGAGTATTAATCCAACCAGTCATAACAGAAAAGTAGATATTCCGATTGTCCTTAATAGCGTACAACCAGAGGAAGACTGGGAGGGGGATTTTGAGTCGAGAAGAAGTATCACTTGGACACTCGGGTTTACTGCCAAATCATATGTCTATGGTAGAATACTTTCTGGTGCAATTATCAAAAAGATTCAAGGAACTATATTCAATCAAACGGCACATGAGGCTGGAACTACTGGTGCATTTTCTAGAACCGATGTTGGTGTTACCGGTCCATCTGGGGCATCGTCTGATGTGTCCAACTACACACCAACCAAAAATACATATCTATTTGGTTCTACTGCTGGTGATGTTGATATTGATGGAGAGATTATTACATGAGTGACAAAG